GATGATTACTTTGTTTTCGGCCCTCAATGGGTGGATTGTATTGCCAGAACAAATGAGGCACATCCAAACCAATGATGCTAAACAGGATGCGCGGATTGAAATGATCAATAAGGAAAACCAAGAGAGATCCGAGACCTTGGCCCGTATTGACGAACGCACAAAAAGAATCGAAGATTACTTGAAATCCAAGGGATTCTAGTCTAGCTTTAAAACCATGAAATCATTCCTAGCAAAACTGGCTGGCATTCCTTCCCTTATCTGGAATTTTTATGCCCCCATCCTCAAACAAATCATCGTTGATGGAGCTTCAGCCCTTCTGCCTCTAGCCTTGGACATTGTCCGCGAACTTGCCGATTCTAGCAAAACTGGGGCGCAAAAACGCGAAGCTGCCGTTAAAAAGCTCACCACTGCCGCTGTTCGCAATGGCATTGATGCCTCCGAGTCCCTGATCCGATTCACTGTTGAGTCGGCGGTTCAGAAGATTAAGTCCGAGGAATAATCAAATGAAAGATAAGATCCTTGCATTTCTTGTCTCCAAGTCGGGAGGGTTCCTAACCCCCCTCATTGCCGCTGGTATTGCGGCTATTGTCTCCAAGCTTGCCATGGTTGATCCCAAGCTGGCCGAGTCCGTCGATCAAGTGAGCCTCACTGGATTCATTGTGGCGTTTATTATCTCCATTGTTAATTACGTCACTAACGAGGCAAACGTCAAGGGCGTTAAGAAAATCCAAGCATTGGTAAATACAGACGTTGACGGAGTTGCTGGCCCGATCACCTATACCGAGGTTCGCAGGGCTATTGAGCTTCAAGGCGCAGTGCATCGTCGCAAGCCCGCCCGTAAGAAAAAGTGAAACCCCTGTCCCATGAACTACTTAAATCCATCCTCGTCCCAACCCCGCCCGAAGAAGATCGCAGAAGTTTCCTTGTCCGTTTACTCTCTTCCCTCAAAATCACAATCAAAGGAAAGCGGGGCGATGCTGGAAAAACTTCCATCACCATCGGAGTCAGAGGTGGAACGGATTTCTAGGAATTGGGATATTGGAAAAAGGGTTTGCAAGTGGTAGAATTTATGGGTGAAATCAACCCATGTGGAAGTTAATCCAGAAACTCTTTGGGCAAAAAAGCTTAGATATTGGCCAAGTGCAGTCCTTGCCGAACTTGCCATCCGAATCCAAGGAGAACTCAGTGAGCGTTCCTCCCGCCAAAAAGAAAGAAGAAAGCCCGCTAGAAAAGCTGGTGGCAATCGCCAAATCTCAGGTCGGAGTCAAGGAGGTGGGCGGAAACAACAACGGGCCAAAGATTAGGGAGTATCAAGGGGCCACCAATCTCAAACCCGCCTCTTGGCCGTGGTGTGCCGCGCTGTGTTGCTGGATTATTCGCGAGTGGCTAAAGGACAAGGAGAGCGCCAAGTGGCTCGGACTAAAGCAAATAACTCCAGAGCAATGGAGACCGAAGACTGCTGCGGCGTTTGGTTATATCTCATGGGCCAAAGACCGCCCCGCAACGACCAAGGTGCTATCCCGCAAGGCAAAACCCCAAGCGGGAGACTTCGCTATCTTTGACTTTTCTCATATCGGGATCGTGACCAAGGTGTTGCCCAGTGGAAAATTCCAATGCGTAGAGGGGAATACTGGGCCAGCAGGATTGCGGGATTCCACCTCTGGTGACGGCGTTTGGCTAAAGACCAGAACTTCCTCATTGGTAAGGAATTACATCAGAATCAATCCATCAAACAAGGCATGAAAGATAAAAAGAAGAAGGTTTACAAAAAGCCCGAAGCAAAAACCTGTCCATATTGTGGATCAGAAAAGATTGAACAAATCTTGGTGTCCCATGTCGGAGTAATCAAGACATGCAAAGATTGCCGAGAACAAATCGATTGAAATGGCCGTCCATGACCAAAGACTCCAGAAGGTGCTGGACAAGCTATGTTCTGAGCTTGTCGAATACTTTGATTCGGGGTTTGTGGTGGCTACCTTCCAAGATGGCACTGAAACCAAGAACGCCTTTCTCAAATTTGGCAATGACTATGCTATCGAAGGCATTGTCTCTAATATCCATGACATCCTTTATGGGCAGGAAGAGGATGAGGACGATGACGATTTGGATGACGGGGATTTGAAAAAAGTCATTAAAGACCTTTAGACCTATGCCAAAATCCACACTGATCTTTGACCTGCCAGAAGAGCAGGTCGAATGCGACATGGCCCACAAAGCAGGGGATATCTATGCAATCTTGTGCAGGATGGAGGACCGCTTCCGATCCCACGTTAAATATGGCTCCGACCCCGAATGGCACACAGAGACCATAGAGTCTGTCCGCGAATTTCTTTTGAACGAAATGGCGGATAGGTGTGTCAACTTCAACTAACTTCTCTTTATGAAAAAAATAGCAGTCCTCTCGGACTTCCATTGCGGCCACAGGGTCGGATTAACCCCAACAGGCTGGTTGCCCGAAAAAGACGAAAATGGAGAGATCCCTCTCTGGGCTCAGATCAACAAAGCCCACTGGACTTGGTATGCCCGCGAGATTTCGCATAATGGCCCCTACGACATCATTTTCGTCAACGGGGATCTAGTGGATGGCAAGGGCAAGAAAAGTGGGTCTACGGAGCTTCTGGCCCCCGACATGGAGGATCAGGCGGATATGGCCGTCAAGATCATCCGTCAAATCCCGAAAACCAAGAACTGCAAGATAGCAATTTCAAGAGGCACCCCCTATCATGTGAGTTCCTCAGATGGAGAGGATTGGGAGAATGTTATCGCAGAACGGGTGGGAGCCACTATCTCCGACCATCTCTGGATTGAAGTCGAAGGAATCGTCTTCGATCTTAAACACCACCCAGCAGGAAGCGGAAGCCTTCCCCATACCCGCCATACAGCAGTGGCCAAGGACAGGCTGTGGAATGTTTTGCTTACCGAAGAAGGAGAGCAGCACAAGGCCAACGTCATCCTGCGCTCCCATGTCCACTACCACAACTTCTGCGGAGGCCATGACTGGATTGCCATGACTACACCAGCACTTCAGGGGGCTGGCAGCAAGTTCGGGGCTCGGCGCTGCTCTGGCAAGGTGGACTTCGGATTTCTCACTTTTACCGTAGACAAAGGTTCATTCTCATGGAAACAACACATAGCAAAACTAGTAGAACAAAAAAGCCCGCTCCTAAAATTGTAGTCCCGTCTTGGGACAGCGTTTGGGCGTCCTTCAACGCCGAAAACGAAAAAACCACAATTGAGTCTATGAACGCTGAAGGATGGAAAACGGTCCAACAGGCCGCAAGAGATTCTGGTCTCTCAAGGCCGAGAATAAATCATATCGCCAATGAGGGTAAATTGGAACGAATCAAGCGCAAAATATTTATTAATGGGGTTACAAGAGAGATAAACTTTGTCAGGCCATTGAACCCCTGATTGTGGTATTAAGTAAACCACTTGAAACTGGCTCCTTGTTGGGGTGGTGAATAGTCCAGCCCCTTAAAATAAGTTTTCTTACGCGATATTGCAGTCGCGAGGAAAACCACCAAGAATAAATGCATCTGGCAATTTTTGAACTTGTTTCTTCCGCAAGCTCTTCAAATGTCATTCTTGAATTTGCTGGATGGATCATTTTTATTTTTCCGTCAAATTCCCAGCAATTGCAATAAAAGTCGGTGAAATGCGTTGTTTGTTGGCGCACATCGATTGACGGAGCCTCGTCACCAAAGCTTTCTTTTATTCCAAGGATTGCCGCTTGCTCTCCTTGTGGGGTTGCAAAAATACAATCCACATCAGACCATCCATGGTCGGACGGTTCTCCGTTTACCATCCACTCCCTTACATATCCGCCAACTATTTTTCCACCATTGTCTAAAATGACCCTGTGTAGAGTGGTGTGGTCTATTCTTCCGCTTTCTCCCATAACTCAACATCCCAATTTGAAAATGTAGCATCTCCGCCTCCTGAGTCAGCTGACAGCGGAGGATCTATTGATCGTTGTCTATTTGTAATAATTTGATAAAATGTCATGTTGACAGATCCAAGCTCTGGAATGTTTATTGAGATGTTTTTTGTGTCTCCAGTTCTTGTATATGTGCGTAATCCTTTGCGCGGGTCAGTTCTGTCAAAATGCGGGAAATATGTTGTCCAAAAATCGTTGTATCTTGAAAATACAAATTGAAGATATGGCATATAAATATAGTCACGCGAGTTTTCTTTGTTTCCTCCAAAGTTTAATTTTGAAATTCCGCGTCTACCTTCGTACGGAGAAGCGGCAAACCACTCCACGGATATTCCTTCGGTTTCTGTTTTTTTTCCATCTAAAATTTCACCTGTTTCAAGATTTGTAAATATTGATCCAGATGTAGATTCAAACTCTGAATCTAATTGATACGGAGGTCCGCAAACCCTTAATCTTAACGACTCCAGCGGGTCTTCTGTTTCTATGTTTGTAGTTATAAATTCGCTACCGCTCTTTATTTCGGCAATATCGTATACCTCTGTTCTGCTAGATTCTGTTTCAGTAATTCTTATGTCTGAAAGTTTTGCCGTAAGTTTTATTTTTTTTATTCTCCAAAACAAGGCCATCGCCTGATCAAGTTCGCACCTTATTGGGAAAAGTGTTCCAGCATACGATCCAGAATAATCCTCGTCTCTTTCCGCAACCTCTATGTTTATTTCTTCTTCCTCTTTGTCTGATAAAAAACAAAACGGAAAAAGCCCAAGATGAAAGAAGCTATTCTTCTCCATAGGGCCCGCTAACAGAAAGAAGGTCTATTTTCTTTGCTTCTCCATCGACGCAAATATCTGCTGTAAAAATAAAATATGTTTTATTTCCTCCAATACCGCCAGATCTTAGTATAGATGTGTCTGGAGTTTCTGATCTTGTGGATTGAATAGGTGAATTTTTCTGGGATTGTGACAAATTTGTTGAAGACAAAAACGATCTTTTTTCGGACAGTGTGCTTGAGACGAATTGCGACAACTGTCTTTCGGCTAATTGGCGTTTTGTATTTTCGGAAAGTCGCCCGCGTTTTAGCTCTCTTGCTACCTGTTTTTGAAATCTTTCTTCTCTTTTTTCGGCAAGAGAGGCACGGTTTTGTTTATACGGATCTTCTGCTGGTTTTGCCGAACCAAAATTTGGATCATCTAATTTTCCAGCCATAACAATTAAGCAAAAACACTTGCGTCTAAAACTTCTGCATATACTTTTGCATATCCATATTGATATATCTCAACACGGGAATCTATCAAGTATCTTCCTTCTCTAGGTATATCATCAGGATCAGTTGCAGATAGCCCCTGTGGAGTGTTTCCTTCAACATCTATTGTTCCAGATGCTTTTACGTTTACCACTGGAAAATTATAAGCAGATGGCCATCCCACATTAACTTCCGCTTTCGCTGTTGCGGTTTTTGACCCCACATCTGTTATTGGGACATATCCATGCAAGCATGGCGGTATTGTTATTGTTTCTGTCGTAATTGACGCCCTATAAGAATTTCCAGTTCCAATCTTTTTCGTGCTTGTTTGATTGGTTGGGCTTACGGAAACTCCAGCGTTTACAGTGGCTCTTACTTGAACTGTCTTGCTTTCTCCAGTCGCGGACAAAACATTAGAAACTGGTTTAAGCACTGGCCATTGTAGCGCATTTACTTTCTCTAAAATCGAAGCAATTGTGACGGGATAAGGAAGAAAGAAAAAGTAACTTGTTGTTGGAATATTGTTTCCGTAGACCTCTTCAAGTTTAATCTGAAACGAAGGATTTACAGTTATTGTTGCAGAGGAGTCTCCGTCCTCGTCGGCGCTCAAGCTATAACTTGTTCCATTTGAAAATCCCGTAAAGTCGCTTTCAAATTTTGCATTTTCTTTTACAGAATTCCATATTACATTCACGCTTTTAAGAATTGGCGGAAGACTTAAATTTGTTCTGGTTGGAAACTCCAACAAAATTGAAGATAACTGTTCTTTGATGGAATCAACGTCTATTGTCCTAACAAGATCAAATTCCTCAGATAGAGGGTCAATAAATGTATTGCTTGATCCAGTTTTTGCACCAGATTCTGTGATTTCTTCGTTAAACGGAAGATAAACATCTACAGAGGCATCATACTCTTGCCCCGAAAGAACTGGAAAATCTTGGTTGTCTGCTGAAGTTACAGACTTTCTTACGGTATGTTCTGTTGATCTTGCAATCGAAGACTCAAGCTCGTCTTCCCCAAGTGTTGGCATTGTTGCCGATGATCCAGCTTCTGTAAGAACGGATGTATGGGGTGGGTTGCTTGCCCTGAATTGTGCTGGAATAACATCTGGCTTTGATACCGAAAGCTGTTTTTGATCAAAGACATTTGGAGAATCGATAATTCTTTCAATTAAAGATTCAGCGTCTTCACGACTAGCCTCAACCGTGCGAGTTGCTGTCGGGCTGGGGGCCACATAATCTTTGGCTCCCTTGCGCTGAGTGGTAACAGTTGTTAGTTGGCCATCGTTATTGGTGGCTTTCCCGACCAAAGCTGGCCCGTCCACGCTATAGGTCTGGACAATCTTGACCGAAAGAAATTCATTGTAGGGTTCATAGCTGGTCTGGGTGATGACTCCGTTGACGTTTTCCAGAGAGCCCTCTTCTTCTCCTGTGGGGACAAAGAGTTGGCGGCGTTCTTGGACGGGGCCGCGTGAGGCATCGTAAAAATCCCGATCCCGAATCGGAAAAAGGGAATTTCCATCGTCATCGGTGGCAGTAGACCAAGTCTCCTCAAGTTCGGTATAGACAATGGCCGAACCCTCGCGAGCATCGTAGGTTACTTTTTTATCCGCTGCCAGACTTGCGACTTGCCCATCATTTTTAACAGACCGCCTCCGTCCCTGAACAGGGCCAAGGTCATCATCATAGCGGGTAAACGGAACATAAGGAGAGGGGAGGATCTCCCAGACATGGCGCACCCGCTCGTCCCCAGAGAGGGGCTGGGCACCTGTAAATACATGGTTCGGATACCGCTTATCTGGACAGGTAGAAAGATCTTCGGGAACCTTGTATCCAGCCACTCTAGGATCAAGGTTGGCGGATATGATCGGAAAGTCCTTGTCGTTGGCGGAATAACCAAGGACATAAAAACGATTTAGGGGCGGGTTTTCGGCCATTTGTCTGGAGAACCTACTCTAAAAGACCAATCCTAGCAAGGTCATTTTCCCCTTGCAAGATTGAACGAATCTGTTAGGTTCATGGTCTGAGGGTGTGTTCTCCCTCGTTTTCATGTGTATGATCGCGGGGGGTAGGTTAGTGGTTTTTCCTACCCTCCGCCTTTTTATCGAAAATACTTTGAACGTTTGACAAAGCCGAGTGTCGGATATAGAGAATACCAAAACCATATGTCATTCCAAAAACCAATCCAATACGAAAACCATCCAGCAATCCAGCATTCCAAGCTTAGAGAGGGGCGCAATGTCACGGTTGCCGCACTGCCAAAGTGGGTTAAAAACAATACACTGTGCGTCATTGAACTTGAAGCAAGCGGAGTTAGGCGTAATTATTGGACAAAAAAGAAGTCCATAGCTGATGCCTTTATTCCATTTCTTGGAAAAGAAATTCACCTCAAAACCTGTGGAGATGATCGGAAGGATACTGACACCGTGATTATTAAAGAGGTTGGCAAAATTGCGCCCGATGAGGCGGCAAAGCTGCCCAAGAGGGAAGTCCAACCCGTGCGAGAAAATGCCCACGAATCCCGAAAAGAACAGCCCGCTTTAGACCCAGTAGACCGCAAGGCAAAAGTATTTCTGTGTCAGGCGGCAAACCTCATGCGTCTATGTGTTAAGAAGGCTAACGACATTGCCATTGAGCTTGATTTGCCAGACGCCCACCGCCAAGGCATTGCAACCACCCTCTTCATTCAGGCCGATAGGCAGGGGTATATTTCTGGCATGCCAATCAGTGCATATAGCACTGAAGAGCTAGGCTGGGGCGCAAGCAAAGCCGAGTCCCTCAAAACCCCACAACCAGAGGAGGAAGCAAAATGAACGACAAGCCCGACAACATATCTCTCCGTGATTGGTTTGCTGGAATGGCTCTTTCGGGATTTTGCGCCAACCGAAATACCGAACCAGAGTATGATGAAGATTTTGATAAAATAGCAAACGTTGCTTTTTCTACCGCCGATGCAATGCTTGAATATGTTGACAACAACTAGCTATGGAAAGGGCATTGAAATTCTGCCGCATGATCAGGGAACATTTCTTGTCCAGTCACGCACCAACCGAGAAGACTACTACCTCGTTGACCTCACCGAAGACCCAGTCACCTGCACTTGTCCAAGCTATCAATTCCGCAAAGAGTGCTTCCACATCCGATATATCTGTAAACTCTTGGGCGTCAAAACGCCGAAGTCAAACAACAACCAACTAGAAAAAGCAGCATAATGAAAAACGGTAAAAAGAAAGTCGCAAAAGTAATGAAAGAATACGGCAAGGGCAAACTCAAAAGTAGCTCTGGTCAAAAGGTCAAGAATCCCAAGCAAGCCATTGCAATCGCGTTGAGCGAAGCTGGCATGAGCAAAAAGAAAAAGGGCAAGTAAGTCCATAAATACACTGGGACAAGTATGAACATCACAAATAAATTCAATTTGCCCCAGCCTTTTGTGGACTTGGTTAGCGAGGACACCTACAGCAAGGGCGAGTCCGACATCACTACCACAGGATTAGCCCAACCTCCCAAGATCTCTGAATTGTGGAGACGCCATGCAGATCAGATCACCATGGACTGTTCCGAGAAAGTGTGGACGATGTTGGGCACGGCCAACCACTACGTTCTGGAACAGATTGCCAAGAGGAATCCCGAACGCTACGTCTGCGAGCAACGCTTTTATATCGATGTAGATGGGGTCAAGTTGGGAGGACAGATCGACCTCTATGACCGCGAGACGGAAACCCTGTGGGACTACAAGGTCTCCAGTGTCTACAAGGCCATGAGTGACGACAGGTTAGACTGGACGAAGCAAGCCAACGTCAACAAACTCCTCTGCGAACACAACGGAATCCATCCCAAGAAGATTGCTATTCTTCTTGTTATGAAGGACTGGCGAAGAAAAGATTCCGAATTTAAAGCAGACTATCCCAAGTGCGCCATCCAAGAAATCCCGCTTCAGATCTGGCATGAGGCCGAAACAATGGCATACATCCGCTCCCGTATCGCCTTGCACAACGCCGCAAAGCTGGTAGAAAAGGAAGATGACATACCAGTCTGCACCGAGGAAGAGCGTTGGGCCAAGCCCACAACGTGGGCCGTCCTCAAAGAAAAAGGAGCGAAACGTGCCGTCAATGGAGGGCTGTATGGATCTGAAGCTGAAGCTTTGTTACACTCAAAGAGAATATCTGGTGCCGTCGAGAGAAGGGATGGGGAGGATACGAGGTGTCTCCACTTCTGTCAGGTGCGTCAGTGGTGTGGCTATGGAAGAAATCTAACAACTAAATAAAACTATGAGTATCGAATACAGAGGAGAAAAATTCAGTGGCTACAACAAGCCAAAACGGACATCTGGCGGGCCGAAGAAGTTTGCGGTCTTAGCCAAGCAGGGCGACGAAGTGAAGCTTGTCAGATTTGGTGATCCAAATATGTCTATTAAGAAGGATCAGCCAGCCCGAAAGAAAAGCTATTGTGCCCGTTCTGGAGGCATCAAGGGAACAGGAAACAAACTCTCTGCCAACTACTGGTCGAGGAAAAAATGGGATTGTTAATACTATGAAGAAGAAATCTAAATCAACGGTCAATGCCGCTGGCAACTACACCAAGCCAGCAATGCGTAAACGCCTATACCAAAAGATCAAAGCTGGCACTAAGGGTGGAGACAAGGGTGAGTGGAGTGGGAGAAAAGCCCAGCTATTGGCTAGAGAATACAAGGCCAATGGCGGCAGCTATAAAAACTAATAATATGAAGAAGTCACAAGAATCACTCAAGAAATGGACAGAACAGAAGTGGCGCACTTCGGACAATTCTCCGTCCAAGGGCAAGAAACGCTACCTTCCCGATGCTGCGTGGAGTGCATTGTCTCCCGCAGAGAAGGCCGCGACTAATCGCGCCAAGGCCAAGGGCAACAAGGCTGGAAAGCAATTTGTAAAACAGCCCAAGAAGATTGCGAATAAAACATCAAAGTATCGCTAACCATGAAACCACACCCAGAAGATAGCATCTTCAAGGTCAAAGATTTCATCAATGAACTTTCAAAGGTTCAAGACTCTTATTTTGACTCTCTCTGTTTTGAGTTGAAGATTGGAGAGGGCAAACTCAAAGACCATCTGTTTGATTACGTCTACAACGAGCAAAAGATGGTGACCTTTGGAGAATATCTGGATGAGTTTGGAGTTGGTGATCTTTGGGACGGGCTGTGACCCTCAATATTTTCACGATTGTCCTTGATGGGGCTCCGTGGATCGGGGCTCAATTTGCCGAGCTTTGCAGGTTAAAGCATGATTGGCATTGGTCGATAGTAGAAGGAGCCTCCATGGCTGTTAAAGATACGGCGTGGATGGGGAATCAACAGGGTAAGGTTAGCCACGATGGAACCAATCAGTTGCTTTCGGCGTTGGCCTCCCATCCAAGAATCACCGTGAATAGCAAGCCAGAGTGGGGTGGAAAGACCGAGATGATTAACGCCGCTCTGACGGCTTTTGAGAAAGACGGAATCCTTCTTCAGATGGACAGTGATGAAATCTGGACAGCGGATCAGATGCGGAGATTAAACGCGATATTCTCCGCAAATCCCGAATACAACACGGTCAAGGTCAAGATGGACTACATGCTTGGCCCCAATGTAATTTCAACCTCATCTAATGGCTATGGAAACAGAAGTAATGAGTGGGTGCGGGCTTGGCGCTATAGCGTGGGTCTCTGGATGGAATGCCACGAACCACCCGTATTCAACGGTAATAGAGGGAGAGTTTGCGAACGAGACGAAGCGGAATCCATCCTTGGCCCCATCCTCCACATGGCATGGGTCACCCCACAGCAGGTGGCGTATAAGCAACGTATATACAGGGGTGGATACGAGAACGCCTGTGAGCAGTGGGAAGCCCTGCAATCTAACACAAAGTGGCCCGTCAAAGATCTGAAAACGTTCCTGCCTTGGGTTGGCAATGGGGCTTCGGCGGATCTTCTATTCAAAAGCTAATCTCTACTATTGACCTTGCAGGAGGAGGGTGGTAGTTTTTCGGGCAAAATGTCCTCTGGGATTTCTGAAAAAAAGTATCGTTGTGGTGATATAAGAGAATCTGATGGTAAGATATTTTTAGAATATCGGCGCGATTACATCAGAAAAAACGGAGAAAGAAAGATTGCTGAACGCTGGGTTACACCAGAAGTATTTGCCAAGAAAAAGAAATACAAGAAGGAGTATCGCAAGCGACCATATGCTATTGCTCGTAATAATGAACAATCATATATAAGAAAGAAAAAACCAGAAGTTAAAGCAAAGTTAAAAAAATACTGGCACGATTATTACAGAAGGCCAGAAGTAAAGGCTAGAGATAGAGCTAGAGTAAAACACAAAATGCTAACAGACCCTAAATTTGCTATAGCAAAAAGGGTTAGAGCCAGAATAAAAGCCGCTTTAAAAAGAGCGAGAATTTCTAAAAAAGACAAAACTGAAACTTTGATTGGATGCTCCTATTTATTTCTTAAAGAGCATATTGAGAAACAGTTTCGCGATGGCATGGGTTGGGACAAGCCCCGAAGCTTCCATATTGACCACATTCGTCCGCTTTCCTCATTTGATTTAACCAATCCAGAGGAACTTAAATTGGCCTGCCACTGGAGCAATTTACAGCCATTAACTCCAGAAGAAAACCTAAGTAAGGGGCACAAATGGGATCAAGAAATGGCTTTGACTTAATTATTCACTGATGGTAGCATCTTGACTCATTATGTCTTCTCTTTCCCTAGGACTTTGCTGTGAACGTTTGCCAGCTTCTGTAATTCCGACTCCAGACCCTCCAGATCTAGAGGGATTCAATCAAATTGAGGAACTTAAAAACAACATCAATCGCGTTCTGGAACGCTTTTTCGCAGAAGGCAAGTTCGTGGGCACCATTCAGCAGGCCACCATTACAGCCTACGAGGACGCCGATGATAACAAGTTTATCACCCTCCCCCGCCATCTGGAGACCTGTTTGCGGGGTGGGAAGGCAGGATACAAGACCACCGCAGTCCAGAGTGAGTGGTATCAATACCTTCCCCAAGGACGCGGAATCCGCAAATCAGACCAATCCTACTACGGGCCATTGCAGGACATTGGAGAGGGGTTTGTCACATTCAGGGACATTGAGACCGCCTCAACCCTGACCCTGAGTAGCAGCGAAACAGAGTGTGCTGGAAGCTACATCTGGATTCGCGGAAAGGACAACAATGGAGATAAGATCTTTTCTACAGTGGATGGAGACCGAGTGGAGGGCATTCGTCTTGACCTTGGAGACGGAACCCAAACCACCACGGGGATCACGTTCAAGGAGATCTATTCTGTCGAGAAAACCCCTACCACGGGCACCATCACGCTATCGGCAACCACGGGTTCGGTTACTCTGGCCAAATACGAGGCTGGGGAGCGGGCTATAAGCTATCGTCGCTATATTGTGGACAAGAATTGGGACGCTGTTCAAGGCATCTTCAAACGCCGCCACTGCTGGGCCATCTCCGACAACGATCCCCTCTATCCTGACTCTCTTGAAGCCATCAAGCTTGGTCTCATGGCCATCAACGCCGAAGAGAAGGCCGATGTCGAACGCGGCCAATACTACATGGATCGCGCAATTCTTCTTCTCAATGCCGAACTAAAAGAGTATAACGCAGGGCAAGAAGGGGTTATGCAAGTTGCACCTTGGCTGACCCGCAGACTTGTTAACATGACTTGATATGGAAGAAGAACTAAGAAGGGCAATTATGGCTAGGGCAGAAAATGCTCAAGGCGCATTTGGACGCACGGGCATGACAAGCCCAGCGGCTTCTCGTTTGCCGACTTCTGATTTTTCTTCGATCCAGCCAAGGCAACAGCCCACGCTTCCGTTTGCTGGTGGGGGAACCGCAACCATGGGCCTTGGTGGGGCCAGTGTAAATTATCCTTATAGTCGCGGAATGATGGCGGGGTCTCCAGAAAGTTTTGCCTCCAGACTCCCACGGGTTCCAGCCGCGCCAAGCAATTTGTTTTCTAATTCCCCTGTTGCAGAAAGTCTTCGACCAGCAACTGGGGACACGTTGAACCAACAATACACAAACCCTTTTGCCCTTGGATTGACTCCGCTTCCAACACGGCCAACTGTTGGAATTGGCGGCGGGCCAATGAGTCTTCGCGGAGAAACAGCCATGACTGCACCTCAAACTGCCGAGCAGCGAGGTCTTTTGCCAGCTTCTGTTCGTGGGGGAACCGTTTATGCCTCACCCCAACAACTAGCAAATTTTAATGCAAGAACCACAGCTTTTGAGGGTCGCACCCCAGAACAGCAACAAGCTATGCTGGCTAAAATGCGGTTTCAAGGTGCTGATACAATGAGAAAAAACATTGCGGAAAATCAGCGAATCATTGATGAGCGCAGGGCAAATCTACAGACATATACAACCCCCAGCGGTAATAGAATTACAGCCCCAACAAACATGTTTGGACAGCCTATTGCTTCTTGGCAAAAAACATACGAAGCGGCAGGAAAAGAAAACGAAGCAGCATTGGCTAGGATGGGGAGGGGTATTCAGCCAGCAACTTTGGCGCAACCTGCCGCTGGGCCAAGTTTCGGCGTTCGTGGTGTGGGCGGAGTAACAATGCCCTTTGAATCTTCAGCACTGTCTGGGGGGCCACAACCGTCTACTGGATTTGGTTCTGGATCTATCACGCGCCCCTCTCAATATTCAAACTCTAGAGCAGAACAAAGAAAAGGAATTCGCCAATTAGCAGATGCGTATGGACTTCCAAGGCCGTTTAGTCGCGGTGTCGAAAATCAATATAGACAAGAATTTTCAAGAATGGGGCTATTAGGATAATATGGCTGAACCACTAACATCTTCTGACATTATAAGGGAACGTATGGGATTCGGGGTTTCTCCACTAGCCTCTAGTGAAACTCGCAGGGCCTATGCAGAAGCTGGGCTTTCTCCCTTGGGGACTCAGGAGCGTGAGAGGTTTGCGAGTGGGGGTGGCATTTCTCCAATGGCTTCCGCTCAAGAAAAGGAAGCGTGGAAGATGGCTGAGTTCATGGGCGGGCAGAGAGAGCAGGCTCCGATTAGCTATGGAGGAATTGGAGATCGCCCTATCGGAGCTTCACGCCGAGACATTAGAATGCAGGCAGAATGGGATAAACAACAAAACGAGCAACTTCAGCGGCAACGCACGATGCAACAAATGGAGAGCGATCAAAAACAATTTGAGATGGGATTGCGCGACCAGCAAATGCAAGAAGATGATTTTTATTACAATCGCGGCCTCAAAGAGGCCGAACAAAAGCTGCAAGCCCAACAGCTTTCAGAGGCCACGGCTATTATAAGTGGACTAAACCAGCTTGATCCAAGAGATCCAGACTACCAGAATAAAAGATCTAAGATTTTTGGCGACAATCCCTTGGGGGCGGCAGATCCCAATGTGCAAAAGGTCGCTACCGAATACAGTGCGGTAAATGACGTTTATAGCAACGCCATGAAAGAGCAGGCTTCTGGAATTAAGGAGGCTCAAGATAAATATGCTAAAGATATGCAGAATCTAATGGAGGCTGGGGTTCCAGAGGAGGAGCTTCCTCAATACATCAATCCCAAATCTCCCGTTGGTCTTCCGATGTTTGATCCTCTGAAAGTAGCAGCAAAACTTGGAACCACCAAAGCTGAGAGAGAAGCTGAAACCAGAGCTACTAAGGAAGAAACCCCGAAAGAAAAGATCGGGCTAGACCTTCAGCAGGCTTATGGTGAATTGAACTCGCTATTGTTGAGGGGCGAAGATGAGGTTGCGGCGGTATCCAAGGTGGAGGGGCTTCGCGCCAGATACAAAGCCGCCACAGGACAGGATGCTCCTGAAGTGCCCTTCCAGCCCAAATCAAAAGAAGAATATGATCGCGTTCCCGCTGGGAGGCCCTATATTGGTCAAGATGGTAAAACAAGAATCAAACAGTAACCCACAATGGCCGAAGACTGGGGAATTAACGATCCTTTAGCGGACGATGAGGCGGGGATGGAGACTTGGGGCGAGAGTGACCCCGTAGTCGGAAGCGAACAGGATCAACAAGGCTGGGGCACTGGCGACCCTGTGGTTGAGGATGGCGAAGTTCCCGCATTGGGAGCGGTCAAGCCGTCCACCGATATTGTCCAACAATATGGTGAGGTTTTCCAGCGTTACAACGAGAAGGGCAAGGCTCTAACTCAGGCATCCGAAAGATTCCAGCAGTTGGCCACCCAGCCAGAGCGCACCCCAGAGGAAGAGGCGGAACTTGCCACATCTTGGAAATCTGCCCTCCAAGGACAAGCCGATATCTCAAAGGATGCAGCGGAGTTGAAGCGTCTTCAGCCGCAATACGATAAATATTTTACTGACCAAAAGCAGGCTCGCATTGATTACATCGAAGACCGCCGTGGCAGTGGGGTCTTTGGGGATCAAGCGGCGGAGGCCCTCTATGATATCGATGCCCGCGCCGAAGAGGAATACGCCCAAGCCCGAACCATTGAAGACACCGATAAGCGCAAGGGGGCAATGGCGGCTATCCAAGCCAAGTATCAAGCGGAAGAAAAAGATCTTACCAGTCAATTTGTCGAGAGGTTTAAAGAAAACGAAACCAAGATCAACAATGGAGCAGAGGCAATAGGTCAAGCGTTTGCCAGCGGCCAGTCAGTAGACCAGTTCCTATTGGAGTCCAATGCTATTGCTCCAGAGTATGATGAGTTGCGGGACTCCCTCCTCAATCAAGACGATCCCGAAAAAGGACGCCTATTCCGCGAAGCCCGCGCCATGGTGGATTTGGCTGAAGGAACGAATAAGGTCGGAATCGTCAACAACGAGATCCGCATTTCCCCCCTCCATGTGTGGGACGCCGAAGGAATCAAGAGCGAAATTAATGCGCTTGATATATCCGATGCCAAGAAGCGCAAGACCATTGCAACAATACCCCAGATGCAACAAGAAGCCGTAAAGGTGGAGTTGCCATTTCTGCAAAAAGTCAGCGAATTCAATAGCTTTGTAAAAGACAACAATCTTGAGAACGTTTCCCCACAACGTCAGATTTCTGAATGGAAAAATCGTAACGAGAACTGGCTGGATTATGTTGGCAAGACTCCCGCTCAAGTTGGTATTGGCCTAAAAACTGGAACTCTTGGCCTGCTTGAAGCTGGACAGGCAATTGTCGGAGCCACCGCCCTTACGATGGGGGCGCAAAATTTTGCTGATCCTTTTTTGGATGCAGCCACCAAAACAGGCGATGACATACAGAACCTGACCCGCATTTCCAAAGAAATCGGAGGCCCGACATTTGCCGCAGAACTTGCTGCCGTTGTGCCTCAGATTGTTGCCCAGATTGGCACGGGTGGCGCTGTTGGATTCGGGGGAGCCAAGCTGGGTCTCAAGCCCAAGGTGGTTAGCAATATTGGTTTTGGATCTTCGGTGGGAACTGCACTTGCCCAGTCTTATGGCGGGGTTTTGTCTTCAGCTTTTCAAACCTTGGAGAAGGAAAAGATTGATGGTGGAATGGATCCAGCACAGGCGCGAGCCGAAGCAGTTAAAGAGGCTCAACTCCCCGCAGCGTTGTCTGGTCTTTCCACGGCTGTCCTTACGGTGATTGGCGGCAAGCGAGGCGCTGAATCCGTGTTTCGCGAGGGAGTGGACGGCATCAAGGCCAAGCTCAATACCGCAGCGTTTAGGGCGGAACTTCCCAAGCTTGTGCCAGACATCGTAAGGGGCATGCGTAATGAGGGCTATGAAGAGTTTGCGGATCAACTAGCCCAAGGCATCATCGAACAGTTTTCTTTCAATCCAGAACTGGCAACATCCGATATCATCAACAATGCATTCAAGGCGTTAGCCATTGGAGGAATCACGGGCGGAACTGTCGAGGGACTCAAGTATGGCTTTGACTACATGAAAGCGCCCAAGGCTATGGCGCGGCGTGAGGCGTCCATGGAGTCCATTCGCAAGTCCATTGCTGATGCGGAGCAGGATATTTCTAACATCAGCGCAAGCTCTCCTATTGGTGGAGAGTTCCAACGCGAATATGACGCCACATTTCCCAGTGATGAGGCTGCGAACTTAGGTGGAGTGGCCGTTGACCGCACAAGGATGAATTCGCTGCAAGCGGAGCGTCAGCAACTCTCCGAACTTTTAGAAGATGATACTATCAGCCGCGTGGCCCGCAACCAACTTGAAGGCAAACTGGCATCCGCCGATCTTTCCTACTACAACGAGGTTTTGGTCCCCATGCGCCGTAATGTAGTCAACGAGCAGATGGTGGATCAATTGGACGGAATGGCGGTGTCCCCCAAAACCAAAGACGGGCTTACGGCCATGGCCAAGATTGCCAATGGGCTAGGCGCGGAATCTTTGACTGGCCGCGAACGTGTTGCTGTTGGTATTACCAGCGTGGGTGGAGGACGCTTCCTTCCCAGTATCAAGAATCCAATGATTGAGGTCAACGAGGCTGGACAAGCCCGAGTTACCGAGGCTGGCCGACTCATGGCGGAGAATGTCGGCATGGTTCCCCTTGTCCGCATGATCGGGCTTTCGGAGTCCACCAGAGCGAAACAGGCGGAGATGGAGCGAGTGGTGGCCGAAGCCGAAGCAAGGAAGGCCCAGCAAGATGCCAAGGACACGGCAGAGTCCGAAGAGGCCAAACGCTACGGCCCAGCGTCTGCCGAAGCATTGAAGCAACAAGTCGCAGTCCAGCCTCCCGCGCCCGAAAAAGAATCCAATGCCCGTCTGGCTCAACTTCTCAAAGAGCAAGAAGAGGCTGCGCGTCTTGGTGAAGAGGCTGTGGCAAGGGCGGTAGAAACTCGCTTTATCGAATCCTTCCGTTCATCCATTAGCGAGGCCATCGTCCCCACGGCGGAGCGGGCTGCAACGATTGATATTAATAATTTCCGCGATGTCATCAATAACATTGCTAAAGAGATTGATAGGGGAACGTTCAACATTGATTTGATTGAGCAGGGAGAGTTCAAGAACATCCTGCCAGAGTCCGCGTTCACTACGGTGGTTGAGGCGTTCAAGGAAAACCCGCAAAGTGCCCTCAATGCCCTGCGAGCCTTTGGTGATGAAGTGGAGAATGCGGTAAAAGAATTTGGCGGCGGGGCTGCTGGTGAACCCCCCGAAAATCTGGAACCCCTGCTACGAGTTGTGAGGACGGAGCAAACTCCTGAAGATGTTACGGCTTTGACCGAGGCAGGGTTGATTGAGATCTATAAAGACCAGCCCGTTATTACTGAGGCTGGCCTTGCGATAATTCCTGAAGCCGAGCGCCCGCGTCTGACCCCTGAAGCCCGAAAGATCCAAATCGACACGGGAGCCAATGAAGTGGTGGCAGAAGCTATCTCCAAGGGCCTTCGTATCGGAGTGGATCAGGTGGGTACGAATGTAACCATGCCCCAAGGATGGACATTGGATGGAGACATCTATGTTCCCCCAGTCAAGCTAGTCGCGGCCCAAGTTGCTCCAACCCAAGCCGAACTCGCGGATAAAGAATACATCAACCCAGCACAACTTGCCGCGCAAAAAGAAACCCCGTTTGGAGCGGTCGATCCTAAAACTCAAGTTGTTGATGCTACTGGCAGAATTGTTCCGCGTTATATGTGGCATTCTCCGCCGTCAGGACTCAAACAGGAGCAAGGGGTGGTGGCATATGTTAGCAGGGAGGCTGGCGCACAACGCGCAATAGACCAGTCCTTTGGCGGCAAAGATATTAAAACCGTTTGGCTTGGTGTTTTTGGTCGAGACAAGGGGATGAGGCAGGGAGCGTTTACAATTGATTTGGCAAAATTAGATCCCGCAAACATAATGCACACTGGACAGGCCGAGGGAAATGTGTGGTATCGCGGAGACATTCCAGAATATGCCATAGACCGCACTGGTACTCCTCCCGTTCAGCCGCCAGTAGTTCCGCCAGTTACGCCTCCGCCCGTTGCGCCAACTGCTGGTGCCATCACCGAAGAGCAGGCAAACAATGTAATCAAATCCGCACAAGAGGAACGGGCCCGCAAGCCCGCGCCCACTATTGGAAAGTCACGTTGGGGCCCACAATCTGTTGCTCCGAAAAATACTATAGGCAAAACAGTAAGAGAGGCACTCGTTACCGCATCCAGACTCAACCTTTCCAAGATCGCTCAGTCCGATCCCAACGAAATAATGATGCAGGACGTTGCGGCTATTCTTGCCGAGCTAGACATGCCCATCTTGGATCTTGAGCCTATTGTCAGTCTTTCCTCTTTGCGAAAAAAGGGAAGGGCGCGGCGATGGGGCGGGGTTAAATCTGTTGTTGGACTTCCGTCAAGCATCCCACTGCCTGTTGAAATTGTGGTGCATGAAATCGGCCACACCATTACAGCAGATCAAGTGAGTGAATATCTGCCTCGCGCAAAATTTTCAAGGGGCAAGGGATACTTGGACGCCATCAACAAGGTGGTTGCTGATCCCAATACCCCCGAACCCATCAGCAGGCTTTTTTCTCTATACGTCTCCACCATCGAACAACTTGGCATTGCTGATCAATACTTTGCAGTAAATGGTATTGCTGGTGGTAGATCGGCGGATGCATCCAAAGCCTTGGCACAAAGAGCCCAAGCCAAGGGCCTGATTCGTAAAGACATCAAATCGGATGATTTCTATGGTTTAGCCAATCTAGAAGAGTTTGTTTCCCAGACTTTTTCCGAGCCCTCGTTCCGCGAGCTACTCAAGGGTCTAAAAGATCCCAACAATCCAAGGCAAAGCCTATGGCAGGCCTTTGTGGATGCCATTCAGCGCATACTGCAACTTCCCAAGGGATCTATGGCGGCAGCAGTCATTGAGGCATCTGTTGATGTTGGCATGTTGGTCGAGCCCGCTAGGGTTAAGGCTCGCGGTGCGGTAGGTGTAACTCCTGCCCCAGCACCAGAACCCGAAATGGCACCAGAGCCAATAGGCATAACCCCGCAACAAGATAGAGACTATCTAGATGCAGTCGAGCGCGGCGACATGGAGACGGCGCAGCGGATGGTGGATGAATTTGCAAATCGCATACCTGATGGTGGGAAAATTTTAGAACGCAACATACTTAATGGAAAAATTAAACCAGTATTATTTGATGTAATTCTTACGGACAATAAAGAGACGATACATTTTGTCCCATTCGACGGAAGTCTTAAAGATAGCGTTTCTTCCTTTCCGTTAGAATGGATAAATTATGGTGAAGATACCGCCCCAACTACAACAACTCTTAATGGTGCAATGTCAATTGGCCCAAGAGAGGCTGATTACATTAGAAATGCTGTTGCTCCATTTTTAGATTATCCAAACCAGCCTGCCGTCATTCGCGATTCCCAAGGCAACATCACACCCCTGTCTCAACGCTTCCAGCAAGGAGAGACTGACATGCGGTATAACCCGCTAGGCTACGATATCATAACTGTGGTTGAAGACATTAAGGCTGGCCGCAAAGATGGGCCATTGCGGGCAATCAACAATGTTATTGAAGAGTCCACCGAATTGCGCGACAGGATTAAGCGCGAATCCCAAAGAAGGAAAAAACCACGGGCCAGAGGTCAAGCCCCAATACTTGAGCGCATTGCCAAAGAGCGTTCCAGTGGCAAGATCTCTGAGGAGACGGCCCAAGCTCTCACCGATTTTGTCAACACCATCCGCCCAGATGCCATTGGTGATACTGCTATTTCCATTCGTGGTGCTGGAGCGGTTAGCAACTTTGACTTCGGAAATAGCTTGGTCAGTTTCTATCTGACGCAGGATCAGCCAGAGATGGGGGCAAGAACCAGTATCCATGAGTTTTGGCACGGCCTTTCTCGCTTCTTGCCAAAGACCGAATTGGAAAAGATGAGCAATGACTACACAAAAGAGTTGGCAAAATACATTGATGCCAATCCTTGGTTCCTAGCTTTTGTTGGTCGCTACAGCCTTACTCCAGAACAATTTGAGGCTTACAAGATATTCAACCCCAAGGAGGCTGAAACCAAACTTGTTCCAGTCTTTGGTGCCAATGGTGAAATAACCAAATACAACATTCTTTTTAGCGAAGAAAACTATCGCTACATCATGCTTGATGAGTGGATTGCTGAAAACATGACAGATCTAGTTCGTCAAAGACAAAGCATTCCAGAAACATTTTTAGGCAAATTGGCAAAAATATTTATTCAGTTCTTGGAACTTATTGAGGCCAAACTTGGAACAGATCCTTACGAATCCTTCTACCAACTAGTTACAGACCCATACAAAAAACTCCAGCTTTATCGCACGGAATCCGTGGCTCGGCCATTCCAGATTTATCAGCCACAAACATATGATTACGCAAAGGATGCTGGAGAACTCGTAAGATACAACACACTTGCCCCCGAACCAGAGGTGCGCGAAGCGAGTAAAAATCACGCCAATGCCATAGCGAACAACAACATCGAAGAGGCGCAAATCTTAACCGATGAAGTGGCAGCAGCCAGAAATTACCAGTCTCAGAATCTGTTGTTCCATGGAACAACCCACATCTTCAATGTGTTTCGCAAGGATCGCACCAATGTGGAAAACGACTTTGGCAAGGGATACTACCTGACCAATACCGAGGCAGATGCCCAAATCAACTACGCTGGCGAAGGGCCCGATTTAACCAACCGTATTGAGCGTCTATCCGAGCAGCTTCAAGACAATGAAGATTTGGACGAGGCTGAAGCCCGCAAGAAAGCCAAAGAAATTCTAAGTGGTGGTGGCCAACGCATAATGCGCGTCTATGTCCGACTGGAGAATCCCTTCAATGTGGGTGGGGTTAATGAAACCTTCCTTGATTACGATCTTCCATACGATGAAACAACCGAAGAATACGGAGAGCCAACTGGCAAGCTCGCGGAATTCTTGCAGGCATTGCGCCCGATTATTGAAAGTTACTCAGAGGACAGTTCCGTAGACGCAGACAGGGCCGTTGGCAATATCGCGGAATACGCCATGGATCGTGGAGGCATAAGTGCTTCAGACCTCGTCCGACTTCTAAAGGAAGAGCAGTCTGGCATTATTTATGCCAACGATGAAAACGGTGATTCGGCAACCAGTGAGATCATCCGTCAGGCTATTGAGGATGCAGGATTTGACGGCATTGTTGACAATTTGGTAAACCAAAAGTTCGGAAAGGCCAAAAAGTTTGGCAGGGCCATGGCTGGTGTGGGGCCAGACACAGTCCACACGATTGTCTTTGACTCCAGCCAGATTAAGTCTGCCGATGCTGCTACTTATGATGACGGTGGCAACCTCATTCCGCTTTCGCAAAGGTTCTTGGCCGAAGAAGAGGATGTACGTTTTGCCCCCGAAGAAGAATTTGAGATTGTTCCCGAACAGGTTGAAGACCAGATAGAGGGAACCCCCGAAGCCGCCACCATTAAGGTGATGGGGCAAGCCTTCCAGATGGCCAACGAGCAAAGTGCTGCCGCTGGAACCCCGCAGGGAACTCTGCCCCTTGAGACCATCACCAGTGCGTGGATGGGTTCTGGGCGGGATGTGGAGACGCTTGAGAATGCCATCATTCGTTATACCAACCTTGAGCCCGAAGCAGCCGCCACCCTAGCCCAAGCCATTGGCAAGCAGGTCGAGATCCAACGCGGCATCATGGATATCTCCGATGCGGCCCGAAGTCGCAAAGCAGAAAAAGAAGCCGAGCCCGAAGTTAAACCCTACAGCTTTGCCGAGCGCATCAGGGAAGAACTCCCCCGCGACTTGCGGAACAAGATCAACCTTGCCTACGAAGTTCTCCGCAATGAGGTTAGCGTTGAGGAAGCCAATCGCGTTATGAGCGGGCTTACTGTGGACGAAGCAATCAGGGCCACCGAAGACATGACGAACGGCGTTTCATTCCCTGTCCGCTCTATGATGGCACAGATTGTCCTACGCAAGATCATAGCCCAGCGCAAATCCACTAAGGGCAAGAAAGGCAAGGAGGCCGATTACAAAGCAGCGGTGGAGGCCCATGTAGAATTCCTAGACTTCGTAAACGACTACTTCAAGGAGTTGGGCCAAGGTGTACAGGCCATCGCCCGATTCTCCGACCTTGGGGCCGATGGGGTTCTATTAAAAGTCCGCAGGGATATCGACAAGGCTATATCCAAACACATCACCAACCGCAAGGGACAGATTGATAAAATTAAACGGGATGTGGAAGATGCTGATAGCTCCGCCTTCGATGCGGCCATAAAATCCAACAAGTCCAACATCGACAAGACAGCAAATAAGGCTGGAGAGCGGGAGGCCAAGAAGATCACTATCGAAGAGCAGGCACAGAAGCTTGCCATCCGTGCGGCCAAGAAGGTTGCGGGTGAAGAGGTTCGTCGCCGTCAGCCAGACCCGCTCTCTGACTTGGTTAACAGCCATCTCCGCCGCTACAACGCCAACTTCATTGCCGAGGCTACAGCCATGGGAGTGTCCCCCGTTACCGCCCAAGCTATTGAGGATTCCGCCATAAAGCTACGCGATTCTCGACAAGCCACGAAATCAGAGCGCGAACGTTTTAAGGAAATGCAGGACGAGCGCATGAGGGTTAAGAAGGAATTGGCCCGTGAAAACAAATACATCTACGGAGAGCGTCCAACCATCTGGGAAGATTACCAACAGATGTTCTCCGAGCGTCTGGCTCGTCGCCTGATGCGCGACCCCAAGAAGAAAGTCCCGCCTTCGCTTCTTCTCTTCACCGACAGACTAACTGAGAACCTTTTGGGTTTTGTGCCCGAAGCAAAGCGTCAGACTACCACCCAACGTTCCTTCCAAGCCGCCATTGAAGATGCCCTCAACAACAAGGAGAAATACCAAGAGGCATTCAATAAAGCTTTAGAGGATATCTCTCTAAAGGTGATGGAACTGGAGGCCAGACGGGGTGGAGGAGAAGCGGTTTCTAGTGCCGCATACAAAAAAGCTGTAGCCGCGCAAGAGTTCATGGAGCGTTTAGAGCCCATCATCCAGCAGTTCCCCGTCAGCGACAAACTTGTCATGCGCTTTGTCAACCAGAAGATGAAGGCTATGGGCGAGTCTCTTGTCGGCAAATACAATGACTGGTATCGTTCCAGCAAGAAGACTCGCATTGAGATTGAGAAGGCTCTTGCCGAGAAGTTAGTGGCCGACATGAATGTCAGCAATGCCGATGCCGTCAATTTGTCCCGCGCTATCATTAAAGACTTCCGCGCCAAGGCTGAAGAACGCCGCGAGAAAGCTCTTGCCCGATTCAAAAAGCCAAAGGAAAAAACAAAACGTTTAGCCCAAAGCCCGCTGAAGAAGTTCTTTGAGTTGGTTAATATCGGAGCCCTGACTGATCAAGAAGCCTATGAAGTCATGGCCCACCGCTTTGAGCTTCCGACTTGGGATCCCAAATTTGCCAAGCAAATTCAAGAGATGGCTTTAATACTTGAAGACATGCCAGAGGGCATGGAGCGCCGCAGACTTACCCGCAACATGATGGCAGAGATTGCCCGCCGTAAAGGATTTAGCCTGTCTGATCTGGGTTCGGGATTCTTCTACAGCAACATGCTATCTTCTGTTGAAACCTTCCTCATCAACCTCAATGACACATTGCTTGGAAACTGGGTCAATGGACTGGCAAGTTCGGTGGCAGACAAAGACTTCACCCGCCTCAATGGACTGATAGCTGGCTACCGCAAGGGGTGGAGGGAGGCGATTAACGTATTCAATACTGGTCTCCGCATTAACATGCCCCGACTAGAAGAGAAAACCCCTCTGACTGTCGAGTTGATCAACTACGGACGCAAGGGCGGTGTGGCGCTAGAGTCCACGGAGGGCATGAACGCCATTGCCAAAACTATTCTTGAATCCCCTCCTGCCAAAGTTCTTAACTGGTGGAGGTATGTGACTCGCATCATGGAGGCCACCGATGCCCTTAACTATGCAGCATCTTCCGAGGGACAGCGTTATGCCGAGGCGGCAAAGATGGCCAAAGACGAGGGGCTGGAAGGAAAAGCCAAGCAAAAGCGAATCAACCAGATTCTTAATTTGGGA